CGCGACTGGCCACTGATCGGTGCGATTGGTCCGCAATTGGGCTTGGCCGAGCAGCAGATCGACGATCTGTTCATCTACGCGTCGACGATTCCGCAGTAGTTGCCGCCGCGACATAAAGCCCCGCCAGTCGGGGCTTTTTATTGCCCGGAGAAAACATGCACACATCACAGAAAGGGCTTGACCTGATCAAGTCCTTCGAGGGGCTGCGCCTGTCTGCCTATAAATGCCCGGCCGATGTCTGGACGATCGGATATGGCACCACGGCAGGAGTGAAGCCAGGCCAGACCATCACGAAGGAGCGCGCCGATGAATTGCTGCGCGATGACCTCAAGCGGTTCGAGGGCTATGTCGATCGACTGGTCAAGGTGCCGCTGACGCAGGGCCAATACGACGCATTGGTGTCCTTTACGTACAACCTGGGCCCGGGTGCGCTGGAGAAATCCACGCTGCTCGAGCAGCTGAACCGTGGCGACTATGACAGCGCCGCGGAGCAGTTCGGGCGCTGGGTCTTTGCTGGCGGAAGAAAGCTCGCAGGGCTTGCAAAGAGAAGGGCAGCCGAAAAGGCGCTGTTTGAGGGTAAGCCATGACCGCCTGGCTGAAGCTCGTGCCTAGCTGGGCCTATTGGCTGCTGGCTCTGGCTGCCGTGGCAGGCGGGCAGCAGATCCGGGTGCTATCGGCGCAGTCTGACGCCGCTCAGGCGAGAACCGATCTTGCCTCCTACCGCACCGAAGTCAGCGAGCGCGACCGCCGTGCCGCGCTGTTCGTCATTCAAGAAAACCAGCGGCGCCAGGCCGCGACGGAGAAGGCTGATGCAGAGGCACAGGAACAACTGGCTGCAGCGCGTACTGATGCTGAGCGCGCTGGTAGTGCTCTTGAGCGGCTCAAGTTGCGCCTCGCAGCATCTGAGCAGCGCAGTCGTGACGCCGGCAATGCCATCACTGCCCAGCTCAGCCAGGCAGCCGAAGACGCCGCCCGAGTGCGAGCCGACGTGCTCGGCAGGGTTGGAGAGGCTGCTCAACTCTATGCTGGAGTCGCCGACGAGCGAGGAATAGCTGGCTCTGCGTGTGAGAAAGCGTATGACGCTGTGAAGGGGGATTAGAGTTGCCCGGACGGGCTGAGATGAATGGCAAAAAAGGTTGCTGAAATGTCGCTGAAACGGCCGGTCATCGACGGTCATTTACAGCTACTTTCAGCAACCTTTTCCGCTAGAGGCCCCGTGGTTTGGGGCTTGTATGGTGGAGCCGGGGGGATTTGAACCCCCGTCCTGTTGCCGTATTTACTGGGCTGTAGCGGTTAGGTTGCTGAAATGTTGCTGAAACCGCTATTCGGCAGCGTATTTCACGGCGTCAATCTGCCGGATCATTTCTTCAAGCTCTGCCCGGATTGCCAGCATTGTCGGCTGCGCCTCTAAAGACACGGTGCCATCGTGGAAACCGTGCCCAACGATCAAGTCGTTGACGACTTCGGCAAGGGGGAATCGCGCCTCAATGCCTTCAAACCGATCAGAGCAAATATCGTCAGGGTTTAGGTCATCAAAAGAAACCCACGTGCTGCACTCGACCCTTCCGTCTATGACGCGCGGGTTGAGTGAAAAGCATTCTTTGCGAATTACGCCATTTGCGTCCATTTCTCATACTCCTACTGTATGAATCCCTAACTGAGTGGTTGCGGCAGGCCGGTTAGGGGCCGGCTTTTCGGGAGCTACCCTAGCCGCCTGATGAGTTTACATGATCTGCAGGGATTTGAACCGGCGCCCCGAACAGCTCTGCCGCTTGAATTGATTCTACACCGCCACGCCGCAGACGATGATTCGGACGGGCATAGGATCTCCGTTATGCGCCGCTGATTTGGGCCAAGTCTTGGGGCAATTTTTGGGGCAGAGTACGGTTTTTCGAGGGCCCGTGAGGGCCTGCAGCCCAGTAAATACGGGGAGTTTACCCCGCCAAAACCCCCATTAGAACTGCATGGTGATGTTGGCGGTAGAAATCAAGAGGCTTTATCTCGCGGGTTTCAGAGGTGTGGTGCTACGCTTGGGGCACTTTTGGGGCAAACTGTAATTTGCGCATCTCGGCCCAATCGCCTTCGCCGTCGATCCAGCGGGCATACCGAGACAGCAAAATCTGTATCGAATGGCCGAGCTGCTTGGCGATGAATGCCGGTGTCATTCCGGCCATCAGGCACATGGTTGCGTAGGTGTGGCGCGCATTGTACGGGGGCCGGTAGCGAATACCCAGCGCCTTTAGCGTCGGGCGCCACTGGTGATGCAGGTCACTCGTCTGCTGGATGAACTGAGAGTTCTTGCTCGGCGGAAAGCAGAACGGGAAGTCAGTCAGCCTACCGGAGCCGGCCGCGCGCCGCTCGGCGTACTGCTTGGCGAACAGAAGGGCATGCACCGCCCGGTCATTCAGCAGGATAAACCTATCCTTCTTGGTCTTCGTCCGCTCGACGACCTTCTTCTTTGCTACGGACCTGCAGACGTGGACCGTACGCCTCTTCAAATCGACCTCTTCCCAGCGAAGAGCGGCGATCTCTCCTAACCGCATTCCGGTGTAGAAAGCGAACTCAAAGAAGGCCGCGTATATCTGGCTGGGCCAGTGCTCCGTTTCGTAGAGCCTGGCAATGATCCTGTCTGCCTCATCCTGCGTGAACGGGTCAACTTTCGCTTCCGTCCGCGTCGGTATGTCCAGCGCCTGAATTGGGTTCTCCGTCAGGAGCCTGTCCGAAACCGCCGACTCGAGAATGGTGCTCAGCTTGTTCATGGCGTTCGCCTTCACGCCGTCCGAGGTCCAGGGGATCTGGACGACGAGCTCGCGCATGAAGGCAGTCGTCAGGTTGGGTAGCGGGGTTGTGGCCAGATACGGCATCCACCAGATGTTGAGGACCGACTTGTAGTTGTCGCGCGTCCCTTCTGATATCGATCGACTGTCGAGCCAGACCTGGGCGTACTGCCCGAACCCGCGCGAAACGCTTGATACGGCGTTCGGCGAGCCTGGGAAGAGCTCGGCATACTTCCGCTCGTCGAAGATGCCGTGCTTGATCTGCTGGACTACTTGATCGCGTAGACGGGATGCAGCGGCAATGCCCGCTTGCGTCGGGGGGAGGGCGAGGGTTTCTGAGCATCGCTTTCCGTTCCAGCTAAATCGGATGCGGATCGTATCGTTGCGTAGCTCAACTCCGGTGGGCAGTGCCATAGGCTTTCTTGCCATTCTTCGTACCTTGATCGGCTGTAGTAGATTCGTCCATTGATGCGATTCCAGACGCCCTCGGGAATCTGGTTCCGGCTTCGCCTGCCTTCTAGGGCTCGATCGGTTGTGCCAAGTATCATGGCCATCTGCTGTTCGGTCACCTTGTCAGGGAACCACTCCGGCAGATTCTCAAGTTTCTCTGCGCCCATCTCTCACCCCCTCACCGTTACGCCGGCTGCTTCGATGGCTCGCTTGCATCCGGCCCACATATCCCACTTCGCTTCGTCAATCCAGTAGTCGACGTCGCTTGATGCTTCGTTTGGCGGATAGGCCCGAGGCGATCGCGGCAGCTCAATCACCAGCTCCCTCCGCGACGCCAGCCACACATTCCGCATCTGGTCCTTCACGTCCTCGAAGCACTCGTGCCAAATCTGCTTCAGCCACCACGCCTCGAACTCTGCTATCGCCTTGTCTGTGTGCATGTCTATCTCCTGATGCGTGCGGGGTTAGGCGAGCTGAGCCGGCGCCCATCCTTTGATCTTGTCGACGGCTATCGACTTGCGTGTTTGGGCGTCGTACCACATGAAGAAGCACTCATTTCCCATGAAGACTAATGAGGTTGTGGCTGCGCGCGTCCTGCCGTCTTTAAGGAAAAGCTGAATCGGCTTACCGGCAGGCGGCGGCTCGGTAACGGGGCGCATGAATGGAATTACAGGCACGCGCAAATCCTCCCCGCCGACTCTCGCCGGCAGGCTGTGTGTTTGGGTGGGGTTAGGGGGTTAGGCGCGACGGATCAGGATGAACAGGCCGAAGCCGAAACGCTTCCACTCGCCCTGATGGTCGGTGACGCAGATGTAGTGATTGAACGGCCAGTCAGCGAGAGCGAACCGCCACCACTTGTGTTTGGTCCACTGCATATCACGCCTCCTTCGCAGCCATGGCGGGGCTGATACGCTCAATGGTCACCCGCCAATCGCCAATGCAGCCGCCGTCTAGCGTCACGCCTTCCTGATCTATGACGCCTCGCTTGGCGTTCATGCGGTGCGCCGACGAGATCAGGATCAGCGATGCCGCAGTGACAATCCCGCCTTCGCGCTCATCGCAGCCAAGCGCCTCCATTGCTCGCTCAACGTGTCTGAACTTGTTCGCCTGCTCCTGCAGCCTATCCCGCTCGGCGGTCACGGCTGACAGGGCGGCGCCCATGCGGCGCACGATCTCTTCGACTTGCCCAACTCGCGGCTCTTCATCTGCGCTCGTGTCCATCCTGTCGAGCAGATGCAGCGCCATCCATGCGTCTGTGCCCATCTCCACAACCCCTTCCGCCTCTGCGGGCTGGGCTCTGGACAGCATGCCTCGAAGCTCGCTCCGCGCATGCTCGCCTTTCACGCCGCCGCCGAGCGCCTGACACAACAGCTCCCGATCAACAAATACCTTGCTCATTCCACTGCCTCCAGCGCCTTGGCGGGGTAAATCTGCACGCTGCCGGCGTGGGCCTCGCTCTCGACTGCGTAGCCTTCCGGGGTCAGTTCGGTGGAGTAGGTGCCGCAGATACGGCCCTGCCATTCGCTGCCGCTGGTCTTGCGCACGCGTTGGTGCATGGCGAACGTGGTGAACAGATCAGATCGCTTGCAGTGCTGGCACGGGTGCCCATATGGGTCGTGGCCAGCGCCTGCGCACCAATCGCAATCCGGCTGCTGCTCGGTCTGCGCGGGGCGGGTGGCTAGAGCCGCGCGAATCAGATCGGCATCCGCCTGTCGGTTGCGACTACCGGCCTGGCTCCGCTCGTAGTTGTCATAGACGAGATTGTCGAGTGCGTCATTGAGGTAGTCGGGCAGCTCCCGCTCATCCTGCGCCGGGGCTGGCTCTACTGCCGCCTGCCAATCCCTTAACCCCTGCGCTGCGGCTGTGGCCATGTCGACGGCGGTGAAGGTGTCGGTGGGCTCGGCCTGCTTTCCACACAATGCGCATGGGTTGTTGCAGGCGGCCGGATGGCCTTCGCAGGCAACACACTCCGATTCGGCCTGCTGGGATAGGGCGGCGTCAATCCGCTCCAATATGATGCGGTCTACGGCGCTGCCGTTGCGAACTCGCTTAGCAACCAGGTAAAGCAGCCCGCGCAGCCGCTCTACCTCCGCCTTCGCAGCCCCCAGCTCAGCGCCGATTCGGCCGGCGGCCTTCAGTGTGTCGTTCATACTCGACTCCATAGTTCCGAATTGTTCAGTTCAGCCTCTACGGCCCAGCGAAAGCCGCTCAGCGCCTGCATCAGGTGTGCGGCGCCGTTGCTGCGGGCGAT